CCGGCCGCGAGCTCCCCGGCATCGTCGACCAGGTGGTCTCGATGGCGCTGTTCTCGCGCGATGCGCAGGGCGCGCTGGTGCATGACCCGGAGCGCGGCACCGAACGCCGCCTGGTCTGCCGCACCGCCAACGCCTTCGGCCTGCCGGCCAAGGACCGCTCGGGTCGCCTCGACGAGACCGAGCCGCCCGACCTCGCCGCCCTCCTCCGCAAGATCAACCTCACGCCCAGGAGCTGAGCCCGCATGACCTTCGACATGAACGACGCCGAGCTGCCGCGCGGCACCGACCTCATCCCGGACGGCAGCTTCGTGAAGGTGCGCATGGAGATCCGCAGGGGCGGCATCGACGGCGCCGGCGAGGTGGATCGCGGACTGCTCAAGGCCGCCAGGACCCCCGGCAGCGACGTGCGCCTGCTGGACTGCGAGTTCACCGTGGTGGCGGGGCCGCACGCCCGGCGGAAGTTCTGGCAGAGCTTCACCGTCGCCGGCGGCAAGGTGGACGAGCAGGGCGTCTCCATCGGCTGGAAGATCTCCAAGGGGATGTTCCGGGCGATGATCGACAGCGCCTGCGGCCTCGATCCCAAGGACATGAGCGAGGCGGCCAAGGCCAGGCGCATCCTGCGCGGCCTCGCCGACCTCCACGGCATCACCTTCGCGGCCAAGCTCCGGATCGAGCCGGCGAGCGACTCCCGTTACGGCGACAGCAACCGGCTCGACCGCGTCGTGCTCCCGGGGGAGCCGGAATACGCGCGCATCATGGCGGGCGAGGCGCTGCCACCGGCCCCGAGCCAGCGCGCGCCGCGCCCGGCATCCGCTCCCGCCGCGGCGGCACCCGCCTGGGCCAATACGGGCGCGCCCCGGGCGCCGGTGGCGACCGCCCCGGCCTGGGCCACGCCTGCCGCCATGCCGCCCGCCCAGCCCGCGCCGCCGCCCGCGTCGCCGCCGCTCGCCAACGGTCCGGCCTGGCTGAACGGCTGATGGCGGCGTGGCGCGACGACGCTGGGGGGCGCGGCCGCGGGAGGGGCGTGCCCTGGCCGACAGGCCCGCGCCCCTGCCGGGCTGCACGCCGGCCGACCAGATCCGCCGGCTCACCTGCGCGCTCTGCGGCCGCGAGGCGAAAGGCTTCGGCTACGTCCATGGGCTTCGGCTCGGCGTCCACCCGAAGCTGTCCTTCTGCTCGATGCGCTGCTGCGACGCTGGCAGTGCGCTGGCACGGCGGAGGGGCGGCGTGATCGACAAGACGCCGATGGAGGAGCGCGCCATCAAGGAGGCGCGGCGCCCGCTCGCCGAGGTGCTGATCGAGCTGAACCTCATGGCGCCGTTCCACGACCGCAACGCGGCGGAGATCGACCGCATCATCGAGGCCTGCGTCGACGGCTTCCAGGCCTCGATGCGGCGCCAGGCCGCCGAGCGCGATCCGCTCGACGACCCTTTGCCGTTTTAGGAGGGCCGGTGCTGCTCGACCTGAACTCCGGCTCCGGTGCCGTCTACGGGCGAGGCGATGCGCCGCTGGACGACGCCGCGGTCATCACCGCCCGCATCAACGCGCATCTCGACGCGGCCCTGCTGGCGCGGCAGCGGCAGCAGCGGCCGCGCGACTATCTCGGCGGCAGCCGCGTCGGCGAGCCCTGCGCCCGCAAGCTGGTCTACGAGATCACCCACGCGCCGAAGGACCGCAACTTCGAGCCGGGCCTCCTGCGGGTGTTCGACGCCGGGCACCAGTTCGAGGCGCTGTCCATCCGCTGGCTGCGCCTCGCCGGCTTCGACCTGCGCGACCGCGGCGCCGATGGCGGGCAGTTCGGCTTCGCGGCGGCCGGCGGCCGGCTGCGCGGCCACGCCGACGGCGTGATCGTCGGCGGCCCCGCGGTCGGGCTGCGCTGGCCCGCGCTCTGGGAGCACAAGGCGCTCGGCCAGAAGTCCTGGACCGACCTGGTCAAGCGCGGGCTGCGCCTCTCCAAGCCGATCTACTTCGCGCAGGTGCAGCTCTACATGGCCTACCTCGATCTGGAGGTCGCGCTGCTCACCGCGCTGAACCGCGACACGCTGGCGCTGCACCACGAGGCGGTGCCCTTCGACGCCGCCGAGGCGCAGCGCCTCTCCGACCACGCTGTCGACATCCTGCGCGCGGCGGAGGCGGGCGAACTGCCGCCGCGCATGGCCCACGCACCCGACTTCCACCTCTGCCGCTCCTGTCCCTACGCCACCCGCTGCTGGGAGGCGGGGCCATGAGCATCACCCCGTCGCCGCAGCAGGCCGACGCGATCGCCGCGATCGTGGAGTGGTTTCGCCACCGCCTCGGCCAGCAGCAGGTCTTCCGGCTCTTCGGCTATGCCGGCACCGGCAAGAGCACCATCACCGCCGCCGCCATGGCGGCGCTCGGCCTCGATCCCATGGCGCGCGACGGCGACACCGCCGGGGGCGTGCTGTTCGCCGCCTTCACCGGCAAGGCCGCGCTGGTGATGACCCGCAAGGGCACGCCGGCCTCGACCATCCACTCCCTGATCTACCGCGTCTCGGAGGCGACGCCGGAGGAGATCGCCCGGGTCGAGACGGAGCTGGCCAATCTGCGGCGCACCCGCCCGCGCATGGGGCCGGCCGAGCGCGCCTTCGCCGAGACGCAGATCCGCCGCCTCGAGCTGCGGCTCGCTGACATCCACAAGCCCACCTTCCTGCTGAACGAGCAGTCGCTCGTCCGCGACGCCGCGCTGGTCGTGCTGGACGAGGTCTCCATGGTCGGGCGGGAGATGGCGGCCGACCTGCTGGCCTTCGGCAAGCCGATCCTGGTGCTCGGCGACCCCGGCCAGCTGCCGCCGATCAAGGACGCCGGCGCCTTCACCGACGCGCCGCCCGACGTAATGCTGACCGAGATCCACCGCCAGGCCGGCGAGAGCGCGATCATTCGCCTCGCCACCATGGCCCGGCAGGGGATCGAGATCCCGCCCGGGCCGCACGACGAGCACGTCTGGAAGCTGCCGCGGAGTGCGGTCAGCCCCGCGCAGATGCTGCGCGGCGGGCAGGTGATCTGCGGACGGAACGACACCCGGCTCTGGCTCAACGCCAGCATGAAGGCGGCCGCGGGCTTTCCCGACATCTATCCGGCGGGGCGGTCGGAAAAGATCATCTGCCTCAGGAACCGCCACGACCTCGGCCTGGTGAACGGCATGTTCGTCAGCCTCTCCGGGATCGAGGACGAGGACGAGCTCAGCTTCCGCGCCAGCGTCACCACCGAGGACGGCGTCGCCATCGCCGGGCGGCATCGCTTCTACAAGGGGCACTACGACGACCACGTGCGGCGCGACCCCGAGCGCGAGCGCCGCGACTGGCGCGCGCTGCGCGGCCTGATCGAGACCTCCTGGGGCTACGCCATCACCTGCCACAAGGCCCAGGGCAGCCAGTGGGAGAACGTGATCGTCTACGACGACCGCCTCTCGCGCACCCCCGAGGACCGGGCCCGCTGGCTCTACACCGCGATCACGCGCGCCGAGCGCGGGCTGGTGCTGCTTGATTGACCTGAACGACACGGCGGCGGCGCCGGTGCGCTACGACCTCGACGCCATCGTCCAGCGCCTGCGCGACACGGCCCATGCCTGGGTGCCGGGCATGTTCCCGAACGGGCGGCGTCAGGGCGACGAGTGGCGGCTCGCCAACATCCACGGCGATCCGCCGCGCCGCTCCGGCTCCTGCGTGATCGTGCTGCGCGGCGAGCACGCCGGGGACTGGCATGACTTCGATGGTGATGAGGGCGGCGGGCCGCTCTCGACGCTCGCGCACGGAACCGGCCTCGCCGACCGGGCGCTGTTCGCCCACGCCGCCGAGATGACCGGCTGGACGGGCGAGGGCCCGCTCCGTCAGGAACCGCCGCCCGCGCCGAAGCCGGAGCGCGACGCCGCCCGCGACATCGCCTTCATCCTGGAGCACGCGCAGCCGATCCAGGGCACGGCGGCGGAGCGCTACCTGCAGGGCCGCGGCCTCGCCGTGCCCGAAGGCGCCGACCTGCTCTCCCACCCCGACCTCGCGCATTTCGAGACCCGCGCCGGCTATCCGGCGATGGTAGGCCTGGTGCGCAACCGCGCCGGCGAGGTGGTGGCGGTGCATCGCACCTACCTCCGGGAGGACGGTGGGACCGTCCGCAAGGCCGATATCCCGAAGCCGCGCATGGTGCTCGGCCGGAGCGGCGGCGGCACGGTGCGCCTCGCGCCGATCGGCCCGGCCGGCGTGCTCGGGCTCTGCGAGGGCATCGAGACCGGCCTCGCCGCCATGCTGGCCTGCCCCGGCCTGCCGGTCTGGGCGGCGCTCTCCACCAGCGGCCTCGAGCAGGCGCACCTGCCGCCGGAGGCGCGGAGCGTGGTCATCCTCGCCGACCACGACGCCTCCGGCGCCGGGCTCCGCGCCGCGGAAGCCGCCGCCGCCAAGCTCCGCCTCGAGGGCAGGCAGGTCGCGATCGCGCTGCCTCCGACCCAGGGCGACGACTTCAACGACATGCTGTTGCGCGAGGGGCCGGGGCCGATCGCGGCGCTGGTCGATGCGGCGATGCGGCAGCCCAGCAGCGCCGACGTTGCGCCCGAGAAGCCGGAAACCGGCCGGCACCTGCCGATCGGCTTCGTCGAGCCGGCGCATCCGCTCCCCACCGCCCGCGCCGACGAGGGCAACCTCGACCGCGCCACCGCCCGCGCCTGGGGGCTCGTGCTGGCGGCCAACCGCTCGCCCTGGCTGTTCCGGCTCGGCGGCGAGCCGTCCTGGGTCGTGCCCGACGATGACGGCCGCCCTGTCGCGGTCACCGTGCGCGAGGAGCGCCTGCGGCACATGCTGGCGAAGCTCGCCGACTGGCGAAGGCTCAACGCCAAGGGCGACCTGGTCCCGGCACCGCCGCCCACCGGCCTAGTGAAGTCCCTCGTCGCCACCCCCGACCCGGCACTGCCGGTGCTGGCCGGGATCGTCACGGCGCCGGTGTTCGGCCGCGGCGGCACGCTGCTGACCGAGCCCGGCTACCATCCCGACGCCCGGCTGCTCTACCGACCGCCGCCGGGATTCGTGCTGCCGCCGGTGCCGGACCGGCCGACGCCGGCCGAGATCACGGCCGCGCGCAACCTCCTGCTCGACGACCTGCTCGGCGACTTCCCCTTCACGGGCGAGCCGGAGCGCGCCCATGCGCTGGCGCTCCTGCTGCTCGGCTTCGTGCGGCCGATGATCGACGCGCCGACGCCGCTGCACATGATCGAGAAGCCCACGCCCGGCACCGGCGCCACCC